GTGATGTTGAATCGGATTACGAAAAAGGTTCAGCTGCACAAAAAGCACTAGCAGCTATTCTGCCAGATGAATTTCCAACAGATGACGAAGGCACAAAACTTTGTGCTGGCAATCATTCACGCTATCCAAACACGCCTGAATTTTTCCCAAAAGAAGCGCCTCACTTTGGCCGCTACAGCATCGACTTTATAAATTCCAAAAAAGACCGAGTTGCAGAACCAGAAAAACCTGCACAGCCTATCAAGGGGCGCGTGACAATAGTTAAGCGCGGTTAAAACAAATTAAATTGGGATTGTAATATGGCAGATCAATTAAATCAGGATATTAAAAAGCAGCATAGGCAATATAAAAATGCCGCCCCACGTTGGCAACTAATATCTGACTGCCTTGTCGGCGAAGATAAAATAAAAGAGAGAAAGGAAGCATATCTGCCATATCCAGTAGCAATACCAGATGAAATTCGCAAAGACCCAAAGTTTGAAAGAAAATACAGCGTATATCTTGCAGGAGCATCATTCACGAACTTTGTAGAACAAACGCAAGAGGACTTAGTTGCGGGTTGTTTCAAGCGCGAAGTAATAAAGGGAGAAAATTATCCAGAGTTAATTGATTATATAGACATTGATGATGCGGCTCGTGAATGTGTTTCTCTTGTGTCCAGTTATGGCAGAGCGTTAATTCTTGCAGATTATCCAACAACACCACAGGACAGAGTATTAACAAAAGCAGAGGAAGATGCGCTTTCATTGCAGGCGTTTATTACTATCTATCATCCCACTTGTGTTATTAACTGGTCATCAAAAAGCAAGGGAGGAAAAGAGATTCTTACACGTGTTGTTATCATTGAGCAAGAAGATGACGGAGAAAGTTTAAAAACAAACTATCGAGAACTTTATCTTGATGTAAATGGAATTTACACAATAAAGCTGCATAAAGAATTATCCGGTTCCGGTGTTGATAGTTCGCAGCCAGTAATTCAACCAAAAATTAACGGCAAGGTAATGGATTTTATACCTGCTGTTTTTGTTGGGTCGATGAACAATAAATCAATAGTCGATAAAATTCCTTTGCTTGGTATCGCAAGAACAAACATTAAGCACTATCAAACAATGGCGGAGTTGTTTTATGTTCAAACAATGGTTGGGCATCCTAACCTTGTTGTAACAGGTGTTGAATCAGGAGCAACGCAAGATGACGCAGGAAATAAAATAAAAGTAAACATTGAAGTGGGTACAACAGATGCGCTTCTTTTTGAAGGTGGAGAAACAGATGCCAAGTTTTTGCAGATTGATGCAGGTAATTTAATTCATTTTAAAATGCTTGAACAACTTGAAAAATCAATGCTTGAACAGGGCGCTAGAATTAAAGCCTTTGGAATGAAGGCTGGCGTTGAAAGTGCAGAGGCATTGCGTACTCGTAATAGCGGTTCCATATCAACACTTGCAAAGATTGCTGTTAATTGTGAGCGTGCAATCGTTGACGTTCTTGGATGGTGCTTATTATTTATGGGTGGAAGCGAACAAGAACAGGCAGACATAGCGATTGATATAAATAAAGAGTTCTATGATTTAACAGCTGACCCTGCAACAATAACATCTTTAAATGCAGTTGTTGCAGGAGGCCAAACCCCAAGATATGTTTTGACGGGGTATTTAAGAAAAACCGGCCTACTTGATGAAAGCAAAACAGATGAAGAAGTTGATGCAGACATTGAGGACAGCAATGCGACCAGTGCAGGAATGCCACGGAATAATTTTGGCGGCAATAATAATCAACAATGAAAAAAGAAGAGCCATTCCGCTGGATTAAAACAGACAGCGGATACAAATCAAACAAGGGCGATATTGTTGAGAAAATAAACTCAACAATGTCACGCCTTACTGCTAGGAATGGCAGAGTTCTTGTATATGCAACAAAGACATCGACACTTGATAAAATTGAAAAAAATTTAACATCACTTCTTTCTGATAAAGCCTTTGACGTTACTAGAAGGCACATCAATTTGAATCGCACTATTAAAGGCGGCGCAATAGACGTAAAGCGTCAAGCCGTTGATCTTGTAAAACTGGTTGGCGTTGAGTTTGCAAAGCGTGAAGGCCAAAGGTTCTTAACAATGTCAACCGGCGTTACTGATCTTCTTGAGACAGGACTCGGTACGCTGGAATCACTTATTCGCCAAAACGCTATCGACATAGCAGACGCAAACACTCCTCGCAGAATGACAAAAACAAAGATTAAAGAATTGCTAAGAGAGCACGTTGCTCCTGCCGGTACACTTAATGAAATGACTGCGGCTTCATCAAATACAATTATCAAGCGCGTATCAAACACAATGGCAAGAATGAACGCAGAGAGCTACAGCAGCAGAGATATAAGAAATGCAATTATTGGAACTGTCCAGGCAAATTACACAGACGGCGTGCTAGGTTCACTTGTTAATGGTTCGGAGGTAATGAGTAGAACAGCAAGTTTGATGGCAACGCAAGCAGCAGAAGATGCAGACAGACGCGCAGACAGGCAGGTAATTGGTTATATATGGGTTTCAGTATTGGATGCAGGAACTACAATAACGTGCGCCGATCTTAATGGCCGTGAGTTTTATTATAAAGACAGCGGCATTCAGCCATTGCCGCCTCAGCATATTGGTTGCAGATCAACAACAGAGCCAATAAGTAGCGATGGTGAAGTTCCTCAAGTTGCATCAATAAAGGATTTTTTTAAAGAAAATCCAGAAGATGCGCGAGAAATGGTTGGTGCTACACGATACAAGTTAATAACAGAAGGGCGTTTGCGTGTTGACCGTCTTACTGATAGCAGTTTTACACCGATGAATCTTGATAAGTTGCGTGAGAAAAATGCAGTTGCATTTAAGCGTGCCGGTGTTGAGTGAGCAATGAACGTATGGCATGTTGCCGTGCGGTTGCGTTAAAAGTGAGGGTATACCCATGAGTTTGAAACCCATGATTGAGAAATTGGATGATGTTGTTGAGCCGTTGCGAGAATTATATAAACAACGCGAAGACGGAAAGTTCTATATTGAAATGGATTTAACAAGCCACCCCGATGTGCTGGCCATTAAGAAAAACAAAGATGAAATTCTAAACGAGAAAAAAGAATTGCAGAGAAAGTTTGATGAGCAGCAGGCAAAGCTGCGAGATGACCAAGTAAAGGGTCATATATCGGCGCAGGAATTCGATCAAGCAAAAGCGTTGCTACAAAATCAGTTTGACGAAACAACATCAAAACTGACAGCTGAACGCGACACTTTAAAAACACAATTAAAAAGCAACATGATAGACAATGTAGTAATAAAAATGGCCTCAGAATTAGCAGGCGACAATGCCCACTTGCTAGAGGGCGTTTTGCGTGGTAGGCTTGAAATCGTTGAGAAAGACGGTCTGTTAAAATTGTTTGTCAAGGATGCCAGTGGCAACATTTCAAACATGACAGCAGACCAGCTACAAAAAGAGATTGGAGATGACAAGCGTTATGCAGCTGTCGTTAAAGGTCGAAATAGTAGCGGTGGAAATTCAAATTCATCCGGTTCCGGTGGTTCGGGTGAATCCGAGTTTGAAAAGTATTTCAAACAAGGACAAGACTACAGCCTGACAAAACAGGTTGAGCTTGAGAAAGCAAATCCTGCTCTATACAAAGAGCTTGCAGCAAAATACAACCCGCTAGCAAAACATGGCTTTCGGGTATGAGTTCAGGGGTTGAACCCCAAACAAAACCGCGTTTGAAACGCACAAACCATCAACCCTGAATAGAGGATTTTTTGTATGACAATTGCACAATTAACAGATATGGTTCAAAGCACACCTTTTGCCGTTGGTGTTCTTGCTGAGTCGGTACGCCGCTCTGCTCTTTTTGAAACTGGCGCAATGATGGCAGATGCGGAACTTGACCGCATGTGCAAAGCCAATGTTGGCGTAACCTTTGACTTTGATTACTTTGATGATCTTGCAGATGACGCAAGCAATGTTGGCAATGACTTGGCAGCTTCACTTGCTACAGCAAACAAGGTTTCATCAAAACAAGAGAAAGCGCACAAACTACACCGCAACAATGGTTGGGGTATCCCAAACATTCTGAAAGCCATGTCTGCTGCTGGTGACCCAATGGGTGTTGTTACTTCTCGCCTTGGCGCATATTGGGGTCGTCAATATGACTTGATTCAGATTGCACAATTGCGCGGCATAATTGCTGACAACATTGCAAATGATTCAGGCGATATGGTCAATGATATTTCAGCAGTAAGTAACGGCCAAAAGCCTACTTTTGCAGCTTTAGCTGATACACAGCAAACAATGGGCGACCAATCAGATCAGTTATCTATTTGCATCATGCACAGCGCCGTTAAAAACGTGTTGCTGAAAGATCAGGTTACTGACAAGGTTTATGATGCAGCCGGAAACTTGCTGTATGAAACAATCTTGAATAAGCGAATCATAACCAGTGATAGCGTTTACACAAACGCCGGTGTATATGACACATATATGTTTAAACCCGGAGTGTTTGCGTTTGGCCTTGGAATGCCTACTCTTGCAGAGGAAATTCAAAGCGCTGCAAACGCAGGCAACGGAGAAGGCATACAGACTTTATGGTCACGCCGCCATCTGTCTTTGCATCCAAAAGGTTTCAGCATGGTTGGCTCACCCGCAAGCGTAACAGCTACTAATGCAGAATTGGCAACTGCTGCTTTCTGGAATCGCATTAAGAAACGTAAACAAATTGGCATTGCAGTATTACGCTCTAAACTTGCAAACGCTGCTTAATGTCGTTTGAACTCCTAGATGCTGCGTTTGATGGTGATGTTGAAAGCATCACCATCAAGCGTTTAGGAGAAGCTATCTATGAAAAAGGAGTTGCAGTAAAGCAATGCGCGGATTATTTAAACATTGTCGCAAATGCAAATGTGCAGCCGCTTGGGCAAAAAGAAGCCGAACAACTAGACAAAGAATTCACGCGAGATAAGATTTACAAGATTTTTTACACTGAAACAAAGGTTTTGGTGACAGATTCGATAGTGTACAGCGGAGCAGATTTTGACATTTTGAATGTAGCAGATTGGCTGAAGCATGGCGGATTTTGTGAAGTTTCAGCCGTAGCAATTAACAGACTTTGAGGGTGTAGCAATGGAAATTTTTAAGGGCGATTCAAATGCATTAACAACAGCGGCACTCGCAGAAAATTCAGCCACCCCGCTTGATGGACAAATATGGATTATGGACAGGCCGCTTGGGGATACAGACTGGGGAACAAAAAGAATTTATAACGATTCTGCAGATATACCCGCAGGGGTCGAGAATAAAACCATAATTTTTGGAAAAGGCACTTTCACTGGTTTTCACACCGAAATGTGTTACCTGTACGGTCAAGGTGCAGATCAAACAGTTATTGTTGATGCAATTGAAATGACTGTTACTGAAGATGAGGCGGTTGGCGAATTTTCAGAAGGCATGGTTGTGAGTTATGTTGCAAGAATTGGCGGGTCAGGCGATATTAACGGAATAGGCTTCGTACATAGCGGCGCAGATGGAGAAACCGTTGATATCGCTTGCTGCATACTTGGCGACCAAGCGATTGCTTTTTACACAGAAATCAAAACAGATTGTGATCCCGCAATATGCGCGAACAAGAATGATTTTTTAGGCATTGGTGTTGGCATTGCTATTTTTTCAAGCTCATCAATGATTGGGCATGGAAATAGCGTACAAAATTTTGGCTCTGGTAGTGTAGTGTTCCAAGCATCACTAATCTTTGGTGCTACGCTTATCACGGGTGAAGCTGGGTTAATTATTCACTCAATGACAAATACGCTAGTAGGAAAAACTCAAGTTGGTAAGGGAGTTTTTATTGATACCGGCGGAACGATGTGGTTCCTAGATAGCACACAAGCCGCTCACGATGTCACGGCGCATTTTGAAGGCATTTTCAACCCTTAATCGACTATGGCAATTGACGCGGTTTATACATCGGCAACTTTTAATAGCTATGTAACAGCTATTGAGGCCTCCACGTTGATTGCCAATTTGGCGGCAGTCATTGGAAGTGATGAGGGCTACAGCGCAAAAACAACGCCCGAAAAAGAGGCGTTAATTCTTGCAAGTGCAGAATCGCTTAATAATGTTGTTTTTGAAGGTCTGCTTGTTGATGATGTTTTAGTAAAGACTATGCTTTTCCCGCGATCTGGTCTTTATCATATTGGTGGCTCACCAGTTGCCACAAACGCCGTGCCACAACAAGTAAAAAACTATTGCGCGGCGTGGATTGTCTACCAGTTAAGAAACAATAAAAAATCAAAAGGTGCGCCACTTAAATCAAAATCAGTTGGCGGCGTGTCTGTGACTTGGGCAAAAAACTCAGGCATAACCAAGCCTGCATACATTTCAGCAATGGGTAAGATACCTTCAAGCTGGCATACTGGCGTTCAGCTTTTGGGAGTTTCACAAGCTGATATTCAAAGGCGGTTCTAATGACAAACGGATTCGACAAGCCGCTTTCGATTGACCCTATAAAAAAATACCTTGGGCAATGCGTAACTGAAATGGGCATTTTAAATAATGCGCCGAACTATCCAGATGGCACAGATATTAAAATGGTGGCAAATCTTAATGAATACGGCGGCGATAATGATATGCCGCCTGCACGATATTGGCTGTTCAAAAGCGGCAGATCAGTTGAAAAATTCTATCGTGATGGAATCAAAAAGGTTCTAAGGGTTGAGGATTCAAAAAGGCTTCCATTGCTTAATGAATTAGCACGCCAAACTGTTGATAAGCTAAGGGGAAATGTCGAGAACAATAAGATTGGATTGTCTGCAAATGCTGCATCAACACAATCTAAAAAAGGCGGCAATTCTCCAATGGTAGACACCAAGCACTTAATAAGGTCACTTGATTATAGGGTCACACGCCAATGACAATGACCACATCAAGCATTAGAAACAGTATATGGGACTGGTTAAGCGTTGCAGTTCTTTCAAGCATTGAGGAGATAACAAAAGAAAATGCGGATGAAAGAATTGTGTGGTCAATGCAAAACGCAAAGCCGCAAAACGCCCCATTTGTCTCATTGCACTTGGTGCAGTATGAAACAGACAACGCAATCGAAACACGCGAAACATTTGATTCAAACATCGAGACGAACCCAAACCAACTTATCCAGCAATGTAATATATATCGCGGCCTTGGTACTGTTGCTGTTGCTGTTTTTGGTGTGGATGCTATTTTGCATTGTTTCAACATTAAGGCCGCGTTGCGAGAATGGGCAGTAATTGAGGCAATGCAGGCCGCGAATCTTGGGCTGGTTGGTGTAAGCGCCACACAAAATACGGGCGCAGTAATTGAAACAGCATTTGAACAAAGGGCAAATTTTAATCTGGATTTTTATTTTGCTTTTGTTAAAAAGGTAGACAATGCAAGCATAGGCCATGTACCCTTGCAAGGTACAATTGAAGGCCGTGCCGACATTGTTGATGTTGTAATTGATGAACCATAGACAATAGAGGAATGAAATCATGGGCACACTAACAATAACAGACGCAGGCATCAGTGTACAAATCACGCGTTTAACCCGCTCGCCAACACAAGAAGATTTTGGCTCTTTGCTTTTTCTTGATTCTGACGCAACCCCAACGCCGCGTGTTAAAGCCTACACATCAATGGCCGCCGTTGCAGCGGATTATTCCGCCGGTGATGAGGCATACAAAGCCGCGCAATTCTTTTATGGTCAGTCACCGTCACCAATCAATTTTTTGGTGGGCAAATATGACCCCGCTGAAGCTATAGCGGATGAACTTGACATAATTCTTGCCGCTAATTCAGCATTCTATGGCGTGGCTGCAAACGTGGCACAACGTGATTCATCAAAGATCACAGATATAGCGGCTTGGGTGAATAGCAATAACCGCTTTCTTGTGCACAGTTCAAACGATGCACTTTGCAAAGATGATTCGGATACAACCAACATTTTGTATTTGCTTTTGCAAACAGGATACGCCCGCGTGTATGGGCATTATTCAAGCGAGGCTGACCAATACCCATGCGTTGGTGCGTTTGCAATTATGGCAACTACTTCATATCGGGGCACAAACACTTTGAAAAACCTGAAGTTCAAAGACATTGTTGGCGCAACAGCTGAAAGTTTAACGCCGAATGAGCTGCAAGCAATTCAAGGTTTTAGCGGCAACGTGTTATTTTCAACGGCTGGTATTCGCATGGTTGACGCTGGCCGCTGTGCAGATGGCCAATCTTGGATTGATGAGGTAATCGGAACCGATGCACTGGCCGAGGAAATACGCGTTCGCGTGTTTGGTTTACTCGCCCGCACGGGAACCAAGATTGCATATACTGAAGCCGGTATGTCACTGATAAAGGCTGAAGTGACAAGTGCATTGCTGCAATATGAAACAAACGGATTCTTGGCTATTGCGATTGATGACAATGGTGACGTGCTACCGGCGTTTATCGTAACAAGCCTGCCAGTTCGCACGGCCAGTATAGGTGATAAGTCAGCACGTATTGCGCCGGATGTTCAGTTTGTTGGTCGCCTTGCGGGTGCAATTAACACAATCCTGATTTCAGGCAACTTGGTGTTGAACTAAGGTTCAACTAAACTTAATAAAATAGAGGAATTCCAAAATGTCAACTGAAGTCAGTGCATACAGTGCAGCAAATATGAACCTTTCATACCTTGGTGTAACTGCCACGGGTTTTGCCGATGGTGATGATGCAATCATGGTTGAACGTGATGTCAAGACAATGACAAAGCAGGTCGGAATGAAAGGCGATGGTGTATTTAGCCAATCCGTTGACCGTTCCGGAAAAATCACACTCAAACTTCTTCAAAATTCCGCATTTAATGCGTTTTTGACAAAGAAGATGGCCGCTACTGAAGCCGGTGCGATTGCATCCGGCGCCATGATTTGTGATGAGGTTGGTGGTGATTCTGGCTTCACCGCAAACAAAACAACCATTGAAGGTTTCCCGGCTTTCAAACGTGGACAAAAAGCAAATGTTGTTGAATGGGTTTTCCTTTCAATTGACATCAACATCCGTCATGGCCAAGGTGTTCAACTGTAATGTCAAAAAAACAATTGCAGGTTCCCGTTGGTGAAATAACCTACACGGTGACAAAGTTGAACACAGCCCCAGCCGCGTTGATCTTGACGCGGTTGGTGAAAATGCTTGGTGGGTCAATTATGTCTTTGGCGACTCTTGGGAGTGTAAAAGGTGCGGATGACAAAGATCGTGAAGCCGCGCAACTTGAAATCATACGCGCAACACTTGATGATCTTGTATCGCGCAATGACCCAGTTGAAGTGAACAAGTTGTTTGAAGATTTGCTAACAACTGGTTATGTGCATAAGGGCGGTCAGGTGATTTGCCACCTTGATGAATTCCCCGAACTTGAAGATTTGTTTGCAGTTTTAGTTGTTGCGCTTCAATTATCTTTTGGTGACTTCATAAAAAAGCAATTGGCCAAGCTGACGGGGTTGAAAGTTCAAGGCGGTCAGTCAGTACAATAGACATTGATGCCATGTGTGCAGCACGCGGCATTGACCCGTTTTTATGGGTGCCTATCATCCGAGGTTTGGCAACACTTAAAGAAGCAAAAGAATTTTATTATCTTGAAGATTTTTTGGACATGCACAACGCCCTAAAACTGAAAGATGAGCTTGATGAATTGAACCAGCCGGAAGATTGAAATGACCACCATCGTTGATGAGCTTATCTATAAAATCGGGTTTGACGTTGACAAAGATGGCTTGTCCAAACTTGACGGCAATTTAAAGGCCATCACAAAAGGCGCACTTGCAGTTGCCGCCGCCGCATCCGCCGCCGCAATTGGGATTTTTGCCATTACAAATAGAGTTGCCACGCAACTTGATGACATGGATGAATTTGCCACGTCAATCGGTATAGCAACCCAAGAACTTCAAAAACTTCAGTTCGTTGGTGAACGCCTTGGTGTAACCAATGAGGGTATGAATACATCGTTGCGGTTCATGGTTAAGAACTTAGCTGAAGCGGCTGACGGCGGTGGTACAGCGGTTGCCGCGCTTGAAAAACTTGGAATAAGCGTTGAACAAATAAAAGGGCTTGCGCCCGAACAACAATTGAAATTGATTGCAACCGCAATGGAGAACGTGACAGATAGCGGCCAAAAAGTTTCAATAGCCATGGACATTTTTGGCCGGTCAGGGACGTCAATGGTCACCGTTATGAAGGGTGGGGCTGAAGCAATTGACGCCGTTGCCGCCCGCATGGTCAACCTTGTCCCACAACAAACAATTGAAAACGCGTCAAAGTTCAAGGATTCCATGCAAGAATTCAATGACGTCATTGGCGCAATTGGCGTGACAATTGCCGGTGAGGTAATGCCGATTTTTCAAGAACTAATAAAGCAATTCCGCGAGTTCTTTATTCAAAACCGCGCCATTATACAAATGGGGTTGCGTGCATTTTTCACAGCAATCTATTTTGTTTTGCGTTCCGTGTTTGAAATTGTTAAGGCCGGTGTTGGTATATTCAGCTGGTTCATTGAAGCACTTGGTGGCACAAAACAAATAATGTCTTTATTGCTCGCGGTGCTTGTTGTCCTATCACCGCTCATTTTGACAATTGCTGCACGTTGGGCTGGCATGATGGTCATCATGGCCGTCAGTAGAATTTTTGCAATGATAAACGCAATTAAGGCTTTAAATATCTGGTTGCGAATTACATCACTTTCTTTGAAATCAATTTTGATAGCAACCGGCATTGGTATCTTGTTATTGGCACTACAAGATTTATTCGATTGGGTGAATGGTTCGCCAAGTTTGATGGGCTTGTTATTCGGTGACTTTGCAACTGTGTGGCCTAAGATGAAAAAAATGTTTGCAGATATAAAAGCATGGGTTGTTGGCTTGGCAGATAACGCTGTTTTTAGGTTTCTGGCAGGTGAAGGTGGCGGTGGGAATAAAACTGTCATGGGAGCATCAAGAAGCGCATCACCGGCACCCCCCACAACGTCACGCGGTGGCCGAACTGTAAACAACAATGTTGAAAACAACAATCAAATAAGCGTTCACGGTGTAACTGACCCCGCCACAGCGGCGGCAATGGTGGACAATCACCTTGAAAAAAGAGCCAATGCCGCATTGGTTACATCAAACACATACAGGCGATAAATGACTGATTTACTTGGGCAGATTGGCGATATAGTCGGCGGTGACTTGGCA